TATATCATATCTGGTTTTTTATGTATAAAACAATATGTCGGCTTTTCGCCTGGAAAATAATATGTTGCGTATTTGATACAATCAATAAAATTACATAATTTATTTTTTGTATTAACCATATTTGGGGTTTTATGTGTTTTACAATATATTGGCTTCATTCTTGGGCCATCTTCTGGGCCTTTTATATTATAATATGCTAATTTTATACATCCAATATGTTCGCATTTTATATTTCTATAATTGCTCATTTCTGGCGTTTTATGTATTTTACAATAATATTTTTTCTCATTATGTAATCTAAAAATACCATATTTAAAACATCCTTCATTAGAACAAATATTATAATGTTTTTTTAGTGCCATTACATTTATAATATATATATTTATAATATAAAAAATCAATTATATATATAACAAAGTATTCCGTCTTATTATCTATAAAATCAAGGTCTTTTGTCGCGTCATAATTAAATGTATCTATGTCATCAATTGTTTCAATCGCGTCAATTGCGTCTAATTTAATTCTTTTATTCGCACTTGCTTTAATAGTTAAATAATCGGGATAATTTATTTTTGATTTCTTATTCATTATATTTTTATCATATTTATGTTTATGTATATTAATCATCCCATCTAATTTATGAGCATTACAATATAATTGTGTAGTTTCAAGTGGATAATTATAACAAGGAATAATATTACAATCTTTATATTGGCATCTTTTATTATAAAATAAATTAAACATTTCCTTTGTTCTATGAATAGAACAATATTCGGGATTTAATTCTCTTTTTTTTTCTTTTTGGGTCGGGCATTTCAACGGGTTTCTTAATTATATTATAATAGGCGTGTTTTAAACAACCATCAATAATACATTTATAATATTTTTTAGTAGGTTTAACCATACCTGGTAATTTATGAATTGAACAAAATTTCGCCTTTTCGCCTGGGTTTTTATATTTATAAAGTTTCTTATGAATACAACCTTCAAATAAACATATTCCGTGAATTAAATTAACCATACCTGGTAATTTATGAATTGCGCAATAAATTGGTTTTTCATCTTTGATCTTAAAATTATAATAAGGAACTTTCTTACAACCTTTAAATTCACAATTTTTCATATTTTTTCTATATAATATATTACATATAAAAAATCAATTTTTGTGGCAATTTATACAAAGATAAAGTGGCACGTGGCACGTGGCATATTTATACCGATTCTTCATTATGTGTTATTTTTATTCTTTTGTTTGATATTTTATCTTCCGGTCTATGCGTTGGGCAAAAATTGATATAATATCCGGTTTTTTTTGAACATCCTTCATAATCACATTTTTTTTTTATAATATTAATCATACCACAAGCTTTATGTTTAGAACAAAATAGCGGCGACTTTTCACATTCAAAATTAAAAGAAGCTTTAATTAAACAATCTTTAAATATGCATTTTTTTGTAACTACATCAATCATATCAGGGGTTTTATGAGTTGCGCAATATTTTGGCTTTTCACCAGATAAATTAAAAGAAGGGCATCTTGGACAGCCTTCAAATGCGCAACTTTTAATTGTTAAAAGAATCATATCTGAGGATTTATGAGTTGCGCAATATTTTGGCCTTTCACCAGGTAAATTATAAGAAGCTTTTTTAAAACAACCTTCAAAATCACACCTTCTATTAGTTAAAAGAATCATATCAGGAAATTTATGAGTTACGCAATATTTTGGCCTTTTACCAGGTAAATTATAAGAAGGGCATCTTGAACATCCTTCAAATGCGCATTTTTTTGTAACTACATTAATCATATCAGAAGTTTTATGAGTTGCGCAATATTTTGCCTTTTCACCAGATAAATTAAAAGAAGGGTATTTTGAACAGCCTTCAAATAAACAACTTTTAATTGTTAAAAAAATCATATCTGAGGATTTATGCGTTGCGCAATATTTTGGCCTTTCACCAGGTAAATTATTAGAAGGTCTTTTTAAACAACCTTCATATGCACACTTTTTATTTTTTACATCAATCATATCTGGGGATTTATGAATTCCGCAATATTTTTGCTTTTCACCAGGTAAATTAAAACAAGGCCTTGTTGAACATCCTTCAAATGCGCATTTTTTATTAACTACATTAATCATATCAGAAGTTTTATGAGTTGCGCAATATTTTGGTTTTTCATTAGGTAAATTATAACAAGGTTTTGTTGAACATCCTTCAAATGCGCATTTTATTTTAACTACATTAATCATATCAGGAGATTTATGAGTTGCACAATATTTTGGTTTTTCATTAGGTAAATTATAACAAGGTTTTGTTGAACATCCTTTATATATACATCTACTATATTTTAAAACAGATATATTTTTGGGTTTATGAGTTGCGCAATATTGTGGTTTTTCACCAGGTAAATTATAAATCGCAAATTTAAAACAACCTTCAAATGCGCATTTTATTTTAACTACATCAATCATATCAGAGGATTTATGAGTTGCGCAATATTTTGGCTTTTCACCAGATAAATTAAAATAAGATCTTTTTAAACAGCCTTTATATTCACATATTTTATTTTTAACATAAATCATACCAGAGGATTTATGAGTTGCGCAATATTTTGGCTTTTCATTCGGTAAATTATATGAAGGTCTTATTAAACATCCTTTAAATGCGCATCTTTTATATTTATAATCTAAAAAAGATATATTTGAGATTTCATTATCACAATCATTATCATATAAATTTACAATTTCTTCATCAGCACTTTCAGCTTCAACATCTCCTTTACTTTCAGATTCATCCTCAGTTTCCGTATCAACATCAACTTCTCCTTTGCTTTCAGATTCGCCCTCCGCATCAACATCAACTTCTCCTTTGCTTTCAGATTCGCCCTCCGCATCAACATCAACATCTCCTTTGCTTTCAGAATCGTCATCAATAACAATTTCATAATCGCATTCGCTTTCGCTCTCGCATTCGTTCTCGCATTCGCTTTCACTCTCATAATCGCATTCGCTTTCGCTTTCACTCTCACATTCGCATGCACTCTCGCATGCACTCAAAATTTCAATTACATCAATCTCTATATTTCTTACATCAATCATATCAGAATCCTTATGAAGCAAACAATATTTTGGTTTTTCTCCAGCATAATTATAAGTAGCCGATATAAAACACGTATTGAAAAAACATAATTTTGGTTCTTCAATATGTGCTTTTGGGCTCTCCATTATATTGTTAATATATTAAATAAATAAAATCAATTATGAGCAAAGGGGAAAATTAATGTGGTTTAGGTAAACAAGGCGATTGGTCAATTAAAACTGGTATTCTTGGCACGTGGTTATCTTTAACAACCATTCTATAATTAATTCCAACAGGGGCTTGTTGATACCATCTTTTTTCATCTTGGGGGCTATATAAAACCATATCAAAACGATTAATACCGGTTTCTCTTAATGTATAAGAAGGATAAATATTTCTTGTATATTCTGTAAATTCCGGCGAGGCTTTATAATGGTGCAATTGTTCTTGGCCATTTTCAAAACCGGTTAAAACACCACCACCACAAGGATAACCATTAGAATGAGTATTTTTAACATTAGGGCAATGAGGGCGATACATATTTGAAATATCCTTTGAATGCCCGTGAGTATAACCTTTTAAATCGGATTCAATATCAACAATATTTCTTTGAGTTGAATGAGAAACACCTTGACGTGCTATTAAACCCGGTTGTTCAGGGCGCACTTCTGAACAACGTTCATAATTTATTGGATTTAATACATATAAATAAGGCCCGATTGATTGTTGTAAATCAAAATTATATTGTTCTTGGTCATATTTACGCCTATTTTGAAATTTATATGCTTGATTTTCGGCTCTTGCCATTGGTTTTGATTGTGTTGTTCTATGTTTTTTATTATGTGACATATATATATAATAAATATATATATTTTTTTATATTATATATTATATATTTCCTAAATTATTTTCCTGGTCATCCAAAGGCATTTCATTTTCTTGGCCACCCAAAGGCACTTCCGTCACTTGGGCGCCTTCCGTCACTTGGGCGCCCAAAGGCGCTATATAGAATAATTTATCTTTATAAAATTCACGTGCGGCATTAAATCCATATTTAATTAATTTTAATTTATTATTTAAACTTAATTCATATATTAAATTGGATATATTCTTTGTATGTATTTTAATTAGATTAAACTCATCATAATTATTAGATTTATCTCTAATATGATAAAACATACATAAAATTACATTATAAGAATAATCAACAAAGTCATTAATTTCATTATTTAATTTAAAATTAGACAATTCTAATATTAATGTATTTTTTTTTTCATTATTAAATATACTTGCGGGTATATTATCAATTAATCCGCCATCAATATGTAATCTATTATTATATAATATTGGGGTAAATATAAATGGTATTGATATACTCATTCTTACAGCAAATAAAACAGGCATATCAGGTTCATTATCAACAGAATTATAAATAATAGAATAATCATTTAGGCATATTGTATTAATATATAATTTAATTTTAGTTAATTCATATAATTCTTTAAATGTTATATCAGGATTAATTTCTTTTTCAATTAAAAAATCTTTGATTTTATTAATTATTTTTTCCCCGGGTTCTATTCCATATTTATCTAATATATTTATATAATTAAAATCTTTTAATTCCTCAAAGTTAAATTCTATTATATATTTTAATAAATATTCATAATTACATCCTATATTTATTAATAATCCAAATATTGCCCCAGCAGAACAACCTGAAATAGCTTTTAAATTTTTCAATATCTTTTTCTTTTGTAAATATTTATAAACACCAATAAATGCTACACCTCTAAAACCACCCCCCGATAATACCAAATTATATATATCATTCATATATATTATATATATATTATGGATTTAAATATATATTAATTTCATTTTTTGGGGAATTTAGTGAATATTATTATTAATATAATTAACGGCCTCATCACTTGTTATTGGTTTTTCTTTTTCCATACATTCTAATTTTAATTCCAATTGCTCTTTGCGCAAATAAATCTTATTTAAGAATCCTTTAATATTATGTTCAAAAATTTGTCGTGTTTCATCAATATGTTCTTTTGTTAAATCTTCAATTAATAACCATTCTAAATTACTTAATATGGAATTATTAACCGAAATTAAT